GGCGTTAAAGATGGACGACGAGAAGGATATACTCGAGGTCGATCAATTAGCCGCCAAGAATTTTGGCACAAATGAAAGCTAGTGAAGTCCTACTCAGCGCAACAAATATCATGTTCGATCGCGGAGCAATCTACGGGCATCCAAAAATCAATCAAGATCGGATCGCTAGGAGATTATCTTCTCTTTTTGATTTCCCAATCGCGGACTATCAGGCTTGCCTTGCGATGGTCGAAGTAAAACTTGCCAGAATCACAGAAAGTCCAGGACACATTGATTCATACATTGATGCCTGTGCTTACCTTGCAATAGCCTGTGAACTCAAAACAGAAGAGGATGAACTGTATGTTTAATTTAGCCGATTATGAACCAGTAGAGGTGAGACTTGAGAAATTTATTAAAGACTATCCAGATTTTCGTATTTCAACAGAATTGGAAGTTATTGAAGCGTCTAGATATATTGTTAAGGCGTATCTATATAAGACTGCTACAGATACTGTTGCGTGGGCAACGGGACTCGCTGAAGAAACGGTTAGTTCAAGAGGCGTTAATCAGTCTTCAGCATTGGAGAATTGTGAAACTTCGGCGATCGGCAGAGCGCTTGCAAATGCTGGTTATGCACCTAAAGGAAAGCGACCAAGTCGAGAAGAGATGACAAAGGTTGCAAAAGGTAACCTAGCATCTACAGTAGAGAAGGATTACTGGACTACACCATTTGGTGAACAGGATGAAAGCATTAAGAAAGTGCCAGCACCTGTAACTATAGGTGCAGCAGTTGACATTGTTGCTGACATCTTAGGAACTAACAGAATGATCCCAGAATGTAAGCATGGCAACATGGAGTTTAAGGATGGAAACAAGAACGGTAGAGATTGGGGCGGGTATTTCTGCACTGTGATAAGCAATCAAGGCGGAGAACCTAAGTGTCCAGCTCTTTGGTATGAATTAGCCAGCGAAGGCACATGGCAACCACAGAAGTCAAGGATCAAATAAAATGGGGTATGTAGAATTGCACAATCTAAACAATAATGGTCAATGGGTTGATCTTAAAGACATTCCATTCATCGAGACTATTAACTGCCAACTCTGTAATGAGCCAACTAAAGCTAGTGATATCGTGGCAGACATACACTTGAAGGATAATCAGTTATCAGTTGGTGCATGGCAGTGCCGTAAATGTAAAGCAGTCAATGGCTAGTCAGCACAGGAAACACAGAGGTTTCCGCACAGAGCGAGTAGTTGCCGAGTACCTATCGACTTGGTGGACAGGCGCATGTGTGGGAAGGGGTAGTGGTAAAGATATTGTTAATGTACCGTTTGACTGCGAGGTCAAAGCAAGGGTTGGCTTTCAGCCTTTAGCGTACTTAAAACAATTAAAAGCTCGAACATCCATATCTGGGGAGATGGGATTCGGGGTATTACGTCTAAATGGACAAGGTGAGGATCCGCGAGAGTATGCCGCGATCATCCGTTTAGAAGATCTTTTGCCACTACTCATATTAAAATACGGTCACCTAGACAAAGAACCTACAGAGGCAGACATAGACCGATGCTCTGGATGTGGGTCATACATGATAAGGAAGTGTTTAACTTGCCATCCTATGACTACAAATGTAAGCGATGTAATCTCAATCAAGAGATCAGTCATGGATGGAACAATCGACCAGTAGTGTTATGTAATTACTGTAATGAACCAATGAGTAAAGTAATGAGTGCTAATGCAATTCACTTTAAAGGTAAAGGATGGGGCAAAGATTGAAGATTGGATCGCTATGTACCGGCTACGGTGGGCTAGATTTAGCTACTGAGGCATATTTTAATGCTGAAACAGTATGGTGTGCTGAAATAGACAAATACGCTAGTCAAGTTATTCAACAAAGATTTAACATACCTAATTATGGAAACATTAAAGAAATTAATTGGGCTTCATTAGAGCCTATAGACATTTTAACTGCTGGCTATCCATGCCAGCCATTTAGTTATGCAGGTTATAGAAAGGGTACAAACGATGACAGACACATCTTCCCATATATCTTGGAAGGAATTAGCATTCTTAAGCCTAGATGGGTTATCTTGGAAAATGTCAGAGGACATCTCAGCCTCGGACTCAAAGAAGTTCTTGCATGCCTTACCTCAATCGGGTATGACGCAAGATGGAAAATTGTACGAGCTTCCGATGTTGGTGCGCCGCACCAAAGAGCCAGACTCTTTATCGTTGCTACCGACTCCAACAGTGATGCACGTCAGGAATCACGACGAATCAATACAGGTGTTTCAGGATCGGCAAGCCAGATCATCGACGGGTCAGATAGGCAAATCAATAGGCGTTGCTCTAAGAATGCTAGCTACGCCAGTAGTAAATTTAAGTCACACAACAGGCAAGTGTCGCAACTGGGGCGCAGATTTACTTCACGATGTGACATGTATTTGCAAGATGTACCAAATCCACTGGATCAAGAAGGAAAACTAAACGCTGTATTTGTAGAATATATGATGGGTTTACCTATTGGATGGGTAACTCAAACAGGATTATCAAGGGCTCAACAATTAAAGATGCTTGGTAATGGTGTTGTACCACAACAGGCAGAATTAGCATTGGAGTTACTCTTAACATGCAAATCCGAAACACTGTTCTGACCAGCACTTATACAAATGAATTTGACATCGATGGTACTCTAACGGCTAGAGCCCTCAAGGGGCTCAGAGCGAGCCGCTCGCGGATAGCTCGCTCGGTAGCCTACGCTATTGGGATAGCTCTGTTGTTGCCTATGGCACATGCAACCAGTGGCTCAATAGATGCCTATAAAAAGATTACATATAAGACTTATGCATTAAGAGCATTAGATAATGATTATCAACAATTCAATTGCATATTGAAACTATATACAAAGGAAAGTAATTGGCGCCCTGAAGCGCGTAATGGATCTCATTATGGGATACCACAAGGTAGATCAAACTATCTTGCTAAGATTAATGGCTATCTACAGATAGACTGGGGAATTAAATACATAGTTCATCGTTATGATAATCCTTGTAATGCATGGAAACATTTTAAACAAAGGAACTGGCATTGAGTAAAGCAGCATCTCATCGTGAGTTAGGTACTCAACGTTGGAAGGATCAGCGATTGCGTGTACTCAAACGTGATGCCTACATCTGTGCATACTGTAGTGGTGAGGCAACCCAGGTTGACCACGTTATACCTAGGGCAAATGGTGGTGGCCACGAGCTTGATAACTTAGTTGCGTGCTGCGCTCCATGCAACACACGCAAGGGTGCGCGTAATGAGGCCTTTTTTTTAGGTCAAAGCTCTACCCCCCCTGTCTTTGCTGACCTTCTCTCCCTAAAACAGTCAGAGACGATGCTGGACAGTCCATTTAAAGCCCGTCCTGAGCCCATACAGTGACGAACAAGCCTAAAAAGACCCAATCACTACGAGGGGCAACTAAACCGAGGCTACAGAGCCCGCCTATTAAGGGTAAAAACAAATTACAAGATATTAAAGATCTCTGTGAGATTATTAAGATCCCATTGTTGCCTTGGCAGGAATATGTGCTTAAAGACATGCTTACAGTAGATGCTAAAGGTAAATGGATCCGCAAAACTAATCTTTTACTCATCGCTAGGCAAAATGGCAAGACTCATTTAGCTCGTATGTTGATCTTGGCTCATTTAATCAAGTGGGAAACCAATGTGTTGATTATGTCCTCTAATAGGTCAATGGCTCTGGACACCTTTAGGCAAGTAACTCAAGTATTGGAAAACAATGACCATCTCAAAGGATTCGTTAAACAAATTAGACACGCCAATGGAACTGAGTCTATTGAAATGCTATCTGGAGCAAGGCTTGACGTTGTTGCAGCAACTAGAGACGGCCCTCGCGGACGAACTGTTAATGGACTCCTATTTATCGATGAAATCAGAGAAATATCAGAGGAAGGCTTTCGAGCTGCGACTCCAACAACTAGAGCGCATCCAGATACATCACATACGCTTCTTACCTCAAATGCGGGAGACGCTTTCAGTACCGTACTTAATGATCTTAGAGAGCGAGCAATAGATCATCCGCCTAAGACTTTTGGCTTTTATGAGTACTCAGCTCCCCAATACTGCAAAATAAACGATCGCAACGCTTGGGCACTTGCTAATCCGTCACTTGGTTACACAATCAGTGAAGAAGCAATCGAGGAAGCTATAGCTACATCGCCTATCGAAAATACACGCACTGAAACGCTTTGCCAGTGGATTGATAGCCTTTCAAGTCCTTGGCCTCATGGAATCTTAGAGGACACATCGGATAGCACGTTAGAAATGACTTCTGGGGCTTATACTGTATTCGGTTTCGATGTCAGTCCGTCAAGGCGGAACGGATCACTAGTCGCAGGACAATTACTGCCTGATGGTCGGATTGGCATCGGAATCTTAGAGACTTACAGCTCTCAAGTCGCAATCGATGAGTTA